TTGTAGGAAAGGTCTGTATGAATTGTTAGATATCCAAGATAAGGGACTAAAAATAGCATGTGATGTAAGTTCAAAGGTTTATCCTGATTGTAGCGGCTTGAAGTTGGAATCAGATTTGATGAATTATGTGCCGAAGAACAGTAATTTAGTTAAATCACCATTATACGGAGTGTTTGAGGTCACAAGGAGGCCTGCAAATTTGTCAGTTTATGGGCCTCATACAGTCAAAGATATGGCAAAGCCCAGTAGAACTCCTATTGGTCCTGTAGACCTGGCTGAGCTTAGTTTTGCCGAGAGTTTGTTACAACTGTATTTCGAAGATTACACAGATTTGACTGAGAGGGAGATAGTAAAAGGTACAGATGTGTTAGCTTCTATCAATAAAAAATCTTCAAATGGACTCTTTCCCATTAAAGATAAGAAGGATTGTTTTGATTTTGAGAAGGGGTGTTTTATACCAACATTCAAGCAGATGTACCTTGATTTTGAGCAGAGATTTGAGAATGGAGATGTAGACATCAAAGACATAGCGTGGTGCGAGACTCTAAAAGATGAGCTGCGTAACAATGAAAAGAAAGAACCTAGAAGTTTTAGAGTGTCCCCAGTCACCATGCAAGTGTTGACTAAGAAATGTTTTGGTAGGGCTGTAGAAAAGATTATTAAAGAGCGTAGTTTTAATGAGATTATGATTGGTATAAATCCTTTCACCGAATGGGGTAAGTTATACTCTCAATTGAACTTGGGCAAGTGCTGGGGAGGAGATGTAGGCAAGTACGACAAGAATATGCGAGTGCAAGTTCAACTCATGGTAGCTAAAGTTTTCTTGAAATACTACAAAGGTGCGCATCAACAGGCAGCGAAGAATATTTTGGAAAATGTAGCTTACAATGTCGTAGTTGTTAATGACGATACGTGGGTTTTAACTCACTCGCTTCCATCAGGGTGTTGGTTGACGGCTATTTTTAATAGTTTAGTTAATCGGGCATATACAGCGATGTGGTACTATAGAGTTTTAAAAGAAAACCGCATTGAACCTAAAGTCTTAAACTTCCATAAAGATCTTTGTGACCCAGTTTATGGTGATGATAGGTTAAATGTTTGCAAAAATTTGAAATACGAGCACATGTTGAATGCGCTTACTATGGAAAGTTTTTTCAATTCCATGGGGATGAATATGACAGATTCTATGAAGAACCCAATAACTACTCCGTTCCAAGATGTTTCCGAGGTAACTTTTCTTAAAAGATCCTTCGTTTACCACAACTATCTTGGAAAAATCGTATGTCCATTAGATTTGCGAACGGTTTATAGTGGCATTTCTTGGATAGACGCCACAAAGGATAACCAAGAACAAGTTTTGCAAGATAAAATAAATGCTTTTCAAAGGGAGATCTTCTTGCATCAAGATCTATATGAGGAAGCAGTTGCATCTCTAGAAAAGAAGTGTGATAGGGAATGCGTACCATTCAAGTTGCTTTCTAAAACTTACTTAAGAGAATTATATAATGATGGAGGATATGACGATCTGTACGCTGCCTCCCATGGTTTATTAAAGTGCGTAGAGGAAGCGAAGACTCAAACTTCTATTAAAGA